GATGTTGTCAACCTCCACTGGACCATGTTGTTCGTCTTCGTGAGATAAGATCTGAAGATCTGCTTCTGCTTGAGCACGTGCTTCTCTTAGTGAGAGTTGCCTCTCACTATAAGTGGCAGGACCAAACCATTCGTCATCCTCCAGATAGTCTGGAGCAGGAACGCCAGTGAATGGTTTGATTAATTTTTTTAGTGCTCTGATAATCATGCCCAAATAAGTTTCTTAGTGTATTGATATGCATATTGTTGACGGTATCCTTTGATACCCCATCCCAACCAGTAGTAAGCAGCGACCATATATTGGTCAACTGTTTGACCATTACCTTCAAATTCAGGAAGATACCTCTGGAAAGTATATTCGTTAATCATGTATGCTGTCTGACCTTCAAGTGTAGAAGGATCATAACCATACTTCTTAGCGAAGCGTCCTAACCCCAGATAACGGTTCGTAGAGGTCCACTGAATGAGTCCGTAACCACCGCGAAGGCAACGATCGTAAGGAACTCTAGCACCTCCCTCACAAATATTGGGAGTGAAGTTACTCTCCGATTTAATGTTGCCCATGATTGTTGCAAGGGCATTGCGATCGGTGATCTTTGTTTTCTTTTGGAGTTGCTCAAGGACATACTGCTCATTTGTATTGCACCCTGGGCACTTCCAGGTCTTCTGGACTACTTCGACCTTCTCAACTTTCTCAGGATTCACTTTACCTACAACTGCAACTTCTACAGAGGGAGGATCTTGAATCTCACTGATGCTTGGATAAGCACAGGCGGCAGTCGCTGAGAGAGCGAAAAGGAGTGGTAGAAATTTTTTCATTAAACTAAAGAAACTCGACATCCACTATCATGAGAAATGAGTCAATCAGTGGCTCAGAGTATATATACTAACAAAAAAATAGAGGGGTGTCAACTGGATTGTGCCAGTTACCCCTCTGTCTGCGCCGACGATATTCAATTCTATTTATTCATCCCCAGATTGGGTAAGCATTGCAGCACCGAAGAAGGTGCCCAATAGGATTATCGACAGTGCTGCTAATGCCATCACCAAATACCAGGAATGATTTGACCTGTGGTGGCATAGGATCCCATTGCTGCAATGATACCAATCATTGCTGCCCAGCCGTTAATGCGCTCTGCTTTTTCATTCATTGTTAGTAGCTCCGTAAGATCTAAGGTATTCTAGGACAGTTTCTGGTTTGCTTCTTTCATAGGGGTCAATCGGACAATTTCCGACTTTCCCTTCTTCTTCAAACATTTGCTCGATCTCACCATTGTTAACGACCATAGCATATCGCCAAGACCGATAACCGAAACCGAGGTTGTGCTTCTCAACTTGCATCCCCATGGCACGGGTGAAGTCACCACTACCATCAGGAATCAGTTTAACATTTTCAATACCCAGGGATTTACCCCAAGCATTCATAACAAAACCATCGTTAACTGAGATGCAGTAGACTTCATCAATACCCAGATCAATAAACTCTTGATAGAGATCATCGTATGCAGGGAGTTGATAGTTACTACAGGTAGGAGTGAATGCTCCTGGGAGAGAGAATACTACGACACGCTTGTTGTCGAAGTATCCATAACTACCAGTCTTGATAAAGGTGCCTTTGTCTGCATCTCGCAGCGTAAAGATAGTATCAGGGACTCTCATGATTAGGTTTAATAAGTTTCAGCAAGTTTTTCAACAGAGAATGCAAGCAATACAAAGAATGTAATTGCAGTGAGGGTGAAAAAGATCTCAGTCATCACAGCACTCCGAAGAAGAGTTTACCAGTAAGTGCGTAAGAAATCAAAGCGGCAACGAAACCAAGCATCGCAGTGCGACCATTCAGTTTCTCTGCCTTCTCAGCGTAGGGCTCAATGCCGTAACGCTCAAGATCTTCTTTGGTCATATACATCGAAGGCTCTTTTGCCCACATGTTGATTTGACCCCATTCGTTTTTAGTTACGGTCATTGTTAAGATTTGCAACTGTCATAACTATATAGGAAATATTAAGAATTGTCAAGAGGGTGTGTAGTCTCCGAATGAGATTACGTCAGCACCTTCTGACAATCCTGTGAATGAGATCGTGTCAGCAGCATAACCAACACCATAATTATCCGTAGGGATATTAAGGTAGTCGCTGGACAGGTTGAAATTGTAATTAGAATTGACCACAGGATCTGCAGGAGTATCGTTATTGATACGCTTCAGTCCCAGGTACATGCGCCACAATTCAGACAGGGTGCTCTCATCATACCCTTCGGTATCCAGAGCAGTCTTGAAGGCGGTGCGAGCAGCGTCTGCTGCTGCTTGAAGATCAGTCTTCAGAGTCATCGTCATCTCCTTTTACATAGCAGGGGACCATATCGGGGTCCAACCATTTGGTGTATTCAAAATCTTCGATCGCAGTATTCATCTGCATGGCATTGTCACACAGATACATATCGCGATAGCGACCAGTGTAAGAGTCTACCTTTTGGATTCGGTAGTCTGGTTTACCATTGATCTCCAGGGTGCCGACTTGGACATAGCGATAAGGGAATCGCTCAAGGAGGATGGTGGGTTTCTTCATTGGCGTCGAAGCGTCTTCAGATATTCTAGCACGAAACTACGGATATACATCAACTCGTGGTAGCACTCTTGGTTGTGGGCGCACTGCCTCAACTCAGAGTCAGGTTTGTGGACAGACTCAATGAAGAGATCAAGACCCCTATTCCACTTGTCGTCTTGTAAATCCATGAAACCTCCGTGTGTTTTTACTATTTAAGCATCTAAATGTAGGAAAACCACCCAGTTATAATCATCTTTTCAGATTCTTGACTAACCCTTCCTCTATGAAAGTGTGTCCAATCTGCTGGCCAGATTACAGTGAATCCCCTTTTGGCATCAACATACTTATCTTGATGAAACCATTCCGTCCCACCATTGGGACAGTCATTTAGATATGTCATAAAGACTAAATGCCTGTATACATTTCCAGGCAAAGCATTAGATCTTTCAGTATGCCACTGCTTAAATCCACCGCCAGGAGGATAGAGTTGCATACTTAGTGGCTCTGTTACTTGAAATCGAGAGGTCTCACAGAAAGGAAACCTCTCGACATACTTGTTGAGGACTCCCTGAAGTGCCAGCATATAATTCTGGACTTCAGGAAGTGCTAACTGAAATGGAATGTGTAAGTCTAATGACTCCTTGTAGTCTCGGTCCACTACCACATCACCATGTTTATATACTTGACCCTCATGAGGATTAAGTATGGACTGATTACGCCAGAAGTGCCACAGACCTTCAACTACAGATTCATCAATGTAATCACCCCAAATAAAATCTGAGATCTTTTCACAAAATCTGCCTTTGTAGACTGTTATACTGTCTGTCATAATTCATCCCGACCAGGGTAAGTTTTGTGCCATTCCAAGGCAGGGTCATTTGACTCCACCAGGGTAAGATTTACGTCGCTTCCAGGACGCCATCTGCAATCATATTATCTATTAGAATCGAATAGTCCTCCTCAACATCAATGCCCCAGAAATGGACGTGACGATCACTCTTATCGCTATAGAAACGGCAGAGTGAAGAGAAAAGGGATGGATACTCAATGTCAAGGGCAATATTGCCATTCACAGCATCCTTCAGAAGTTGGAGACTTTCTCCAAAGCGATCTCTAACAGTCATGACTGCTCTCCTTTATTTGATTGTTACCCCCTAGGGGGAGTGGGAGATGAGGGGATCGAACCCCCGACAATCTCGGTGTAAACGAGGTGCTCTACCGCTGAGCTAATCTCCCATACGATTCAGGCTGGACTCGAACCAGCGACCGACTGCTTAGAAGGCAGTTGCTCTATCCAACTGAGCTACTGAACCAGAAAGACCTACTGGGCGTAGGCAGAGATAACTTCTCGTCTTACAGGATCTCCCTGAAACAATTCTTTTTTGACAATATCAACCTTCCCTCTGAGATTGTATGAAACAATGGTCCTTCGTTTATCAGATTCATTTTCCAATGCCTCGTGTGCAATTGTCGCTGGGAAGATGATCATGTCCCCCTCCTTTACTGGTGGTGTAAATACTTCTAGTGTGCCACTCCAGGGATTACCAAATGGAGAATAGAAATGAGTGGCAGTATGGACTCTCGGATCAAACTCAACGTAGATTACAGAAGACCATCCACTGTGTCCATGATTGTGTAGACCATGTTTCTGCCCCTTGTATGCAGATTGAAACCAAAGATCCGTAAACTCTACCTTACGCTGATCAGTAAAGTCAGCAAGATATGGTTTGATGATATCAATGATTGTGTCTGAATAATCGGGGAGAGTATCTCCATCATAATTATCAAAGAAGTCAGTGAATACTTCTCCATTAGAATCTAGATGTGCTTGACTCCTCTTGGGAAGAGCATCTAGAATTCTCTTTTTATTCTCTGGCCAATTAGCAATCTCATAATGAATGATTGGCACGGAAAACATCGCATGGACTGTCATTACACCTCTTGTAACTCACGAATTTTTCTTGCGATAACTTCTGCTTCAGCAGAGTTACCCTGATCCAATTCAATATGAATTTGATCGATTAAATACTCAACGACCTCTTCTAGAAATTGAGTGTCCATTGCCTCCCCTTGCGATGACTGTAGAATTATATAGCAAGGAAGGGTCTGGAGTCAACCCCCAAAGTGCTTGATGAACCATTCTGCATCCACTACGACAAGTGGTTTCTTTCTATTCTTTTTCATGAAGAGTATCGGTGTATGATCTCCAGCATTGGCACATGCTTGCTCGTATGCTTCGTATACATTCAATCTCTCCACGTTTTTACATTCGATACTGAAGGGAAACTTCTTCCTGGCATCTCTTGCCATGATTAGATCTTCCCCACCAGCACCCATGCTTCGTGACTCTATATCTTCTGGGTGAATATCTCGATGCTCAATGAGCATATCTCTCACCCATTGTTGAAATCTTCTACCTTTACCTTTAGCACTCTGAGGTTTCATTAGTCTGCATATCCATCATCGTCGTCATCGAAACGATATCCAAATCGTTTGTCCTCCGACCTCTGAAGATATTTAGTAGGATCTTCTTTGATGGCATCCTCAAGACTCTCTGCTAATAGTTTGAGGTTGTGTGCGATCAGTTTTACTTTTTCGTAATTCATAATTTTGCCGTCACTCCAACTACAGTTGCACCAGGATTTCTTGCAAGGGCAACCTTCCTTGCATCTTGATAGTCTGTGGCAATCACTTCTTCTTTGAAGACAGTGCCTGCCTTAAAAAGGGTTACTTCGCATTTCATAAAAAAAAGGACCCGTAGGTCCTTCTATTTATTTGGTGTAAGTGCTGCCACGATAGTTGAATGTACCGTGGGTCTCTGCTGCTTCATGGGTGCCCACCTTGTAATCTACACCACGGTATGCGGTGTGAGAAATTTGAGCGTCGTGAAGAGCATTTACCTTTTGGATCTGTTGTCTAATAAGGTTAAGTGTGTTCATTGGATTACTCCTAAAGAAATGGGATTTTTATGCCCCGTTCCTTCAGTCGTGTGCGTCCCATATACATTCAGGGGTAGACTCCCTTAGGGTTTCTACCAATTCAATCTGAATCTCTTTGGGGAGATCCTGATTTGCCTTGATCCTCAGCATGATAGCATCGGCTTGTTGGCATGTGAGTGTAGTATAGAGTAGTAGATCTACCATGGGATGAACGATCCGTTCCGCGACTTACTTGCGTCCCACCCGAGAGCGGGATGAACGTATAAACAGTATAGCACTGTTATTACTATTTATCAACTTTTTTTGTATCTTTTGTTACGATATTGTCTGATGGGTTTTGTTGTCTTGAGATCCTTCTTCAAGTCCCTCAAAAACTTCAAGTGGTCCTTTATACCACTGGTCTGGTCCAGGCCAGGAATACTGATAGTAGTTTCCTGACTCTTCTGTTTTTTCTTCCAACCGTCTTTCCTCGACATGTCTAAACCAATTCTTAAAGTTGGAAGTTAGAGAAAGTATTTGCCTCAACATCTTGTTTGATACCTCCGACAATATACGATTCGATCTCAGTTTCCTGAGGTGCATTTTGTTGTCCTTTGCTATTTAGCCAATGCTCTGTCCAGGGCAATGGATTATTCTTAGCAGGGATATCAAATGCAGGATCAAGACCAATCGCTTTCATACGGCGGTTAGCAATCCACTCAACATACTGAGACAGCAAACGCTCGTTGAGACCAATCATAGATCCCTCAGAGAAGAGATAGTTTGCCCACTCTTTCTCTTGGTTTACTGCATCAACAAACATCTGCCTGACATTTTCTTTCTCTTCTTCCGCAATTTCTTGCATCTCTGGATCATCGCCCTCTGCCCACTTCTTCAAGATCTTTTGGGTAAGGACAAGGTGTTGGGATTCATCTCTGGCAATGAGGGAAATGATCTTAGCACTTCCCTCCATAAGCTTGAGCTCACCGAAAGCAAAAGAGCAAGCAAAACTAACATAGAAACGGATCCCTTCAAGAATGTTAACATTGGCAATCGCTCGGTAGAGTTTACGCTTTAGATCACGACGATCTGCAATGGCGCTGTCAGCGTATTCCATTGCCTGCTGCCATCTTGTCCCTGCTGCCCACTCGGTAGCAGCATCGATGAATTCATTGTATGCAGCACACACACTCTTTGCCCTAGCAAGGATCTTATCATTGTCCAGGACAGTATCAAATACCTCTGTAGGATCGGGGTATACATTC